TCCGCCAATTCCCCCCACGGGGAATCGACCGGGGTTGATCTTGACGGATTCGCCTGGATTGGCCGCGAAGAGCCGCGACTACGGACGATCGTCCCTGACGGCCCGTCCTGGTGTCAGGATGTAGTCGCTTGGGCCGCCAAATTTATGCGGGTTGAATTTTTGCCGTGGCAAGTTCGGTTGCTTGGCGACATGCTGAAAGGCGATCCCGAGGGCGAAGGAATGTCGCTGTATCACCGGGCGGCCTATTGGTCGTGCGCGAGACAAAACGGGAAATCTGAGATTGGTAAAGCGATCTGCGGCTGGTGGATTACCGAATTTTCCGAGCGTCGCGGGAAACCCCAAACGATTTTGACGACGGCGCACAATATGAAAGTTGCCGGGGTTGTCTTTCGGACTATGGGCGACCTTTTGGCCGAGTATTTCGACGCGAAAGTACGCCAGGGCAACGGCCGCGAAGAGATCGAGGTCAGGAACAGTGCCGGGGTTTCCCGCTGGTTTCTTATGGCGGGTCGGGAGAACGCCGCTCGAGGATTTACCGCCGATCTTGTGTGGGTTGACGAAGTGCAGGAATTCGATTCGGACGTGATCAACCGAGGGTTTTTGCCCACAATGAAGACCCGCAACCCGTTTACCGCTGGGGGAACGCCGCTTTTGTTACTTTCTGGCACCGCTGGTACTCAGGCTTCGAATTATCAGATCAACTATCGGGAACAGGCGATCCAAAACATTGACACTGGGACGGCGGCCCGGCAATACCTGGCTGAATGGTCGCCGCCGCCGACTATTCCGTGGACGGATCGTCGCGGCTGGTTGTGGGCTAACCCGTCACTGCCGATCTTGCTGACCCCCGATTCGCTGGAAAACTCTTTCAAAACGTCGGAACGGGCGTCTTTTATCAAAGAGGATTTGAATACGTTTGTCAGCGCTGAAAAAGCCTGGATCATGCCCGAACAATGGGAGTCATGCCAGACCGATCAGCCGATGCCGCCTGGCGGCTACCTGGCCGTAGATTCCAATATTGACGAAGGCCGCTTCGTCGGAATCAGGGCCGCCCAAGACGCGACCGGGCTAACCCAGGTCGGGGTCGCTTTCATTGTCAAAACCGAAGCCGAAGCCTGGGAACAAATCGCCCAGGTAATGGCCGACAAATCGACACGGCTACTGATTACCCCAAGCCTTGAGATTCACGCCCCGATCGAATATCGGCCCCGTCTCGGCATTGTCGGTTACGCGGAAATCCAAAAATTTACGGCGACAGTGCACAGCATGATCAGCGGCCGCCGCCTGGTACACGACGGGAACCAGTCACTTGCCGAGCATGTCTGCCGAGCCGTTATGGTTCGGACAATGGGCAGCGTTGCGTTGACTTCGACACGATCCCCAGGCCCGATCGAGTTGTGCCGGGCAATGGTTTGGGCCGCCGCGTATGCGTCGCAACCTGTCGCGGCCAAAAGTAGGGCGGCCGTCGCTTTCGCATCGTAGATACTTGCATCCGCAATAATTGTGGTGCATACTTTGTGGCAATGGCATTTTTCCGCCGCAAGATTGAAGCCCCAGCCGTTGCTGCCGCCCCCATTGGCGCTGCCGCTGGTGCTTCGCAGGTAGGGCAGTTCTATTCCTATTCCGTCGGGGCGTCGGAAGAGGCTGCCCTATCTGTACCCACGATCGCCCGTGCGGTTTCATTGCTGACAACCGTCGTCGGGACGCTCGATTTGAAGTCTTACGTCCTGCAATGGACGGGCGACGAATACGAAAAGATTTTCGTCCCCGGCGAAACGTGGATGAGTCGACCCGACCCGTCGGTGCCGCGTCAATTCATCATGGGCAAAACCGCCCGAGATTTGATCATGTACGGCCGCGCACACTGGGCCGTCACGTCCCGTTACAGCACCGGGTTTCCAGCGACCTTCCAATGGCTTCCGGCAAACATGGTTTACAGCCAAAAAATGCCGTCGGCGCCCGAATGGTTCGGTATGCCGTCCGATCTCGAGTTCAACGGGATGCCGCTGGACGTAAACAACGTGATCACGTTCCTTAGCCCCAATCAGGGAATTGTTTATTCCGGCCGCCGCGCCGTGCAGATCGCGCTACGCCTGGACGCAGCCGCCGAACGTTTCTCCGCTACCGAAATCGCTGCCGGATATCTGCAACAGACCACAAATTCCGAACCAATGTCCGGCGAAGAATTGGGCGAACTCGCGGCCGCCTGGGCAAACGCCCGGCGCGTCTCAGCGATCGGCGCACTGAATAGCGCCGTGGAATGGAAAGAATTTTCGTCCGACCCAAGCAAACTGCAACTAGTCGAATCCCGAAAATATGCGGCCCTTGAAATGGCCCGTTTGTTGGATATCCCCGGCTATTTGCTCGGCATTGATCAATCGGGCATGACATATAACAACGCGCAACAGTCACGCCAAGACCTGATCTTGTTTGGTGCGCGGCCAGTCCTGCATTCAATCCAAGAACGTTTGTCAATGAATGACGTTCTCCCGAACGGGCGCCACGTTCAATTCGACGTTGACGAATACCTTGAAGAATTCATGGTCGAAGCGCCGGAAATGCCGCGCGAACCCGCCGCCCCGGACATGCCCGAAGACACAATGCCCGATCTTCCCCAAGACGAAATGAATCTGGAGTAACAATGATTCGATTCACTGCCAATGTAGAACTGGTCGCGGCGGCCGAAGCCGACAACCCGGCACCGAGGATCGCTGGGGTTGCCGTGCCGTGGGACGTAACCGCGACCGTTTCGGGCGGTCAGCGCGTCAAATTCCTGCGCGGCGCATTCAACGTCAACCAGAAACCCGCAAAACTGGTTGAAAACCACGACCTGACGCAACTTCGCGGCGTTGTGAACGCCCTCGAGGACACCGACACCGGGCTTCGCTTCGAAGCAACACTGGCCGACACCGCCGCTTCACGCGATGCGGTCGCGCTTTTGAAGGCTGGTGCCTACGATTCCGTGTCCGTTGGCGCGAATCCAACAAAATTCAAATTCGACAAGACAGGAACAATGATTGTTAGCGCCGCTGACCTGATCGAACTGTCACTTGTCGCCGTTCCGGCGTTTGCGGACGCCGTAATAACAGAGATCGCCGCCTCGGCCGAACCAGAGGACGACGAAACCCAACCCCAAGACACCGAAGGAGAAAACGTGTCAAACGAAATCAAGGCCGAGGCCCCCGAGGCACCGGCAACTATCCCCACGTCGCCAATCGTGTACGCGACCGCCCGTAAAGAAACCCCGCTTCCGACCGCCGTTGAATACCTTTCGGCCGCGATCGCTGGTGGATCAGCCTGGCACGAAATGTCGGCCGCCCTTCGCGCAGCCGCACCCGACGTGATCACGACCGACACCCCCGGTATTTTGCCGACGCCGATCCTCGGCCCGGTTTACAACAACTTCGTTGGCCGCCGCCCGGTCGTCGACGCAGTGGGCGTGAAGGCAATGCCCGGTGGCGGAAAGGTTTTCATCCGTCCCGAAGTCACGACCCATACCAGCATGGCGGCCCAGTCGGCCGAAAACGCCGCGTTGCAGTCGGGAACCTTCGTGGTTTACAACAACCAGGTAACAAAGGCCGCCTACGGCGGATACGTCACCATTTCCGAACAGGATTTGGATTGGACTGACCCGAACGTGCTGTCGTTGATCCTGGACGATATGGGGCGCATTTATGCCAACACCACGGACAATGTGGCGGCGGATAATCTGGCATCGGGCGCAACCACGACCAGCAACTTTGCGTCGGCATCGGTCAATGACCCGGCCTACTGGTCGGCCTGGGTTGCAGCGGCCGCCGCGTCGATCCTGTCGTCGTCGAATGGCAACCTGCCAACCCATATGTTCGTCGCCCCCGGCGTCTGGCAAGACCTTCTCGGACTCGCCGACACCGCCGACCGTCCGCTGTTCCCACAGATTGGCCCGATGAACGCATTTGGCCAGTTGACCCCCGGTAGCACCAGCGGCAACGCTTTCGGCCTTCAGGTCGTCGTCGATCGCAACTTCGCGTCGGGAACCCTGATCGTCGGTGACGCTTCGGGCTACGAAATCTTCGAACAGCAAAAGGGCGCAATTTCGATCGACAACCCGTCGACGATCTCGCGCACGATCGCATGGCGCGGCTACTTCGCAACGCTAATGATCGACTCTTCGAAGTTCGTCAAGGCCGCGTTCGTCTGATCCGAAACTGATTGCACCGAGGGACTCTGCACAATGGCCACGTTCACAATTACCCATGTGATGCGCTTGGACGGCTACGCCGTTGTGCAGACCCTCGAGGCAACCGAAATCAGCATCGCGCAATCGATCACACTGGCGGGGCTTTCCCAAACCAGCCTAAACGGCACACAAACCGTTTTGGCAGTGCCAACAGCCCGATTCGTCGGCGTTGACACCGAAGGCGATTGGCTTTTTGATTGGGACGAACTGATCCCAAACCAGTTGCTTTTCGCCGATCCTGGAACGGACATTCCCCGCCAGGCAGATTCAGGAACCGTGACCTGGACGCAGACGTGCACTTGGATCACGTCGTCCGACGTTCTGTCATGGCTCGGCATCCCGTCCGCTACCGCCAATGACACAACCTTCGTTGGGGTATGCACGGATGCCGCCAACGCATGGGCCTACAAGGCGCGTGTTTCAGCGGGTTACCAAAATGACTCACTGACAACCGCGCCGAGTAGCGCCGTCAAACTTGGAACGATCATGTACGCCGGATCGCTGTACCGTGAACGCGGCGCCGTGGATTCTTTCGCATCGTTCCAGGACATGACGGCCGCAACCCCGATCGGTTCAATGGGCCAAATTATGCGCCTAATCGGCATCCGCCGAAGCCAGGTCGCCTAATGGCCGCAACAGGCATTTTGGCCGAGGCTCGAGACACCCTGGCTGTGTCGCTCGACGCGCTGCAACTACGAGTCGTTACCGACCCGCGCAACGCCCGGCCGCTATCCGTAATGATCAACCCGCCGACGTTTACCTGCATCAATAACAACGTTGCAGATATTCGCTTCACGTTGCTGATCCTTGCGGCGCCACCCGGCAACCAAGACGCCGAGGACTACCTAATAACGACCGCCGATACGATCATGAATTCGCCTATTTCCGTGCTTGACGGGCGTCCCACGATCGTTTCTGTCGGCGGCCAAGATATACCCGCATACGAACTAACCGTCGGCATTTCTACCCGACGCAACTAGGAAGGAATACAAATGGCAGCATCCGTCTACCTGTCCCAGCCGCAGGTCACAATCGCCGGAACCGATTTCACGGCGCAGTGCCAGGCAGTTTCGTTGGAACTCGGCTACGACTCGCTCGAGATCACCAGTTTTGCCGATTCTGGGCACCTCATGGCACCGGGCCTTCAAACAGTGTCCGGGTCAATTACCCTTTACGTCTCTTACGGCGCAACCGAGGTCGAAGGCAAAATCGCCGACGCCCTGGGCGACGGCACGACCACAATCGTTGTCAAAAAGGCGTCCGGCGCGGTCGCCGCAAACAATCCAGAATGGACGATCTCAAATACCATGATCAGCACCGAACCGCTGGTCTGGAACTACGGCGAAATTCAGGTCATGGAACTTTCGTTTGAAGGCGGAACCTGGGTTCGTGACGTAACCCCGTAAACATTCACCCCCAACCGTGCAAAGGGAGAACAAATGCAAATCAGAATCAGCGTAGATACAGGCGAAGGCGCACAAGTTGTCGTCACAAACCTTTTCAACGTCATGCAATGGGAACGGCGTTACAAGCGTCGCGCCGGGGAACTGGCGCAAAGCATCGGCGCCGAAGACCTCGCATACCTGGCTTACGAAGCGTCTAAAACCGCTGGGATTGTTGTCCCGGCAGTATTCGACGACTACGCCAAAAAGATCATCCGACTGGACGTAATCGGCGAGGAAGACACAAACCCTTCCCAAGCGGCACCTACTCTCGAGGCCTAGCGGAACTGCTAGTCGAAACTGGGTACTGGCCGCCGGAAATAGAATTCACCGCCGCCGATCTAGCAACAGCAATCGACGTAATCAATAAGCAAAGAAAGGGCAAGAAATGACCGCAACAGTACGAACCGAGTTTGTCGGGGCGTCTGACGCGATCAAAGCCCTACGCAAAATTGACCCCGACCTGCGTAAAGAATTCACCCGCCAAGTCAAGGAAATTGCCGGGCCGATCGTCCGGGCCGCGCAATCCGCCTACCCTGAACGGTACCTGTCAGGCATGGATCGCAAATGGTCGCCCAAAGGCAGGTCTATTTTTCCGTATAACGCGAAAAAAGCCCGATCGGGCGTACAGGCAAAGGTCGACACCCGACGCGGCGCACACAGCGTTATAGCGGTCACTCAGAAAGA